ACGAAGACAAAAAAACCATTATTACGATTATTTGGCCTAGAGGGAACTTTTAACAGATATCAAAATGGCTCCTACAGTTAAGAGAATCATTAACGACTCAATAATTCAGCCTAAACTACCGGCCAATGAGGATCCGGTAGAATATCCAGCTGATTACTTCAAAAATAATACCAACATAGTATTATATGTGAGCACTAAAGTAGCCCTAAATGATTTAAGGGCCTATGTCTACCAGGGAATCAAATCCGGTAATCCATCAATACTCCACATAAATGCTTATCTTTATGCCGCACTAAAGGGAGTAGAGGGAACATTAGACAGAGACTGGGTTAGCTTTGGAAGAACAATCGGAAAAAGGGAGGAGAATGTCAAAATCTTCGACCTGGTCAAAGTTGAAGAACTGAAGACAGCTCTTCCTGACGGAAAATCAGATCCAGACCGATCAGCCGAAGATGATAAATGGCTTCCTATTTACATCCTAGGCCTCTATCGAGTAGGTAGATCCAAAGTGACAGATTACAGAAAGAAACTCCTGGATGGTCTAGAAAATCAGTGCAAAGTGGCATCAACCAGATTTGAAAGCCTGGTTGAAGATGGTCTTGACTTCTTCGACATCTGGGAAAATGATCCCAATTTCACTAAAATAGTTGCTGCAGTGGACATGTTCTTCCACATGTTCAAGAAGCATGAACGTGCTCCGATCAGATACGGAACCATAGTCTCACGATTCAAAGACTGTGCGGCACTTGCTACATTTGGACATCTCAGCAAAGTCAGCGGACTTTCAATTGAGGACCTAACAACATGGGTTCTGAATAGAGAAGTCGCAGATGAACTATGCCAAATGATGTACCCAGGCCAAGAAATTGATAAGGCGGATTCATACATGCCATATATGATTGACTTTGGGTTATCCCAAAAATCTCCGTATTCATCAGTGAAGAATCCAGCCTTTCACTTCTGGGGTCAACTGGCTGCACTCTTGCTAAGATCGACTCGGGCAAAAAATGCTAGGCAACCTGATGACATTGAGTACACTTCACTGACCTGTGCAAGTTTACTCCTGTCATTTGCAGTTGGATCTTCTGCAGACATTGAGCAACAATTCTACATCGGGGAAGACAAATACACAACAGAGAAGGATGACGGTCTCAAGAAATCCGAAGTCCCACCGAAAGGAAGAAATGTTGTAGACTGGCTTGGTTGGTACGATGACAACGGAGGAAAACCCACACCTGATATGCTCAACTTCGCACGAAGAGCAGTCAGCTCTTTGCAGTCACTTCGTGAGAAAACAATCGGCAAATACGCTAAAGCAGAATTTGATAAATGACCAGGTTTGACATATCAATATCAATATTATATTCTGTGCTATATATGAAAAAAACTAACAGATATCATGGACAGTGTTGATCGGCTCAAGACTTACTTAGCTACTTATGATAATTTGGATTCTGCCTTGCAGGATGCCAATGAATCTGAAGAAAGACGAGAGGATAAATATCTCCAAGACCTCTTCATCGAAGATCAAGGAGATAAACCAACTCCGTCATATTATCAGGAAGAAGAATCGTCAGATTCAGATACTGACTATAATGCTGAACATCTTACGATGCTGTCGCCGGATGAAAGAATAGACAAGTGGGAAGAGGACTTGCCTGAATTAGAAAATATTGATGATGATATACCGGTGACCTTTCCTAATTGGACACAGCCTGTAATGAAGGAAAATGGAGGAGAGAAATCATTGTCTCTGTTCCCTCCAGTTGGACTAACAAAGATTCAAACAGAGCAATGGAGAAAAACCATTGAGGCAGTTTGTGAGAGCTCAAAATATTGGAATTTATCAGAATGTCAAATTCTGAACTTGGAAGACTGCCTCACCCTCAAAGGCCGAGTGATGACTCCTGATTGTAGTTCCTCAGTAAAATCTCAAAATTCTATTCAGAGTTCGGAATCTCTCTACTCCTCTCATTCCCCAGGTCCCACACTCAAGGGATCAGAATCCATCAATCTATGGGATTTGAAGTCCACAGAAGTACAATTGATCTCTAAGAGAGCTGGAGTTAAGGACATGACAGTCAAATTGACAGACTTCTTCGAAAGTGAGGAAGAGTATTACTCAGTATGCCCAGAAGGGGCACCAGATTTAATAGGAGCTATCATCATGGGATTGAAATATAAGAAACTATTCAATCAAGCAAGAATGAAGTATCGTCTCTAAGTCTTTCTCAGGATCAGTATGAAAAAAACTAACAGAATTCAAAATGAGTTCCTTTAAGAAGATTCTGGGACTTTCCTCAAAAAGTCACAAGAAATCAAAAAAATTAGGGTTACCACCTCCCTATGATGAGTCTTGTCCAATGGAGACCCAACCATCTGCACCGTTGTCTAATGACTTCTTTGGGATGGAAGATATGGACTTATATGATAAGGATTCTTTGAGATATGAGAAATTCCGATTCATGTTGAAAATGACGGTCCGATCCAATAAGCCTTTCAGATCGTACGATGATGTAACTGCAGCTGTCTCACAATGGGACAACTCTTACATTGGAATGGTTGGAAAGCGCCCCTTTTACAAAATTATTGCTCTGATTGGCTCTAGTCATCTACAAGCCACTCCAGCTGTATTGGCAGACTTAAATCAACCAGAATATTATGCCACATTAACGGGCCGTTGTTTTCTTCCTCACAGATTGGGACTGATTCCGCCGATGTTCAATGTTCCCGAGACCTTTAGGAAGCCATTCAACATCGGGTTATACAAAGGGACCCTTGATTTTACTTTTACAGTGTCTGATGATGAATCTAATGAGAAAGTCCCTCACGTTTGGGATTATATGAACCCAAAGTACCAATCTCAGATACAGCAAGAAGGACTCAAATTCGGATTAATCTTAAGTAAGAAAGCAACAGGGACTTGGGTGTTAGACCAATTGAGTCCATTTAAGTAATTACTCCAATTGTAATGATTGGAACATTTAATACTACCTCTGGTTGTGGACTATGAAAAAAACTAACAGACATCAATATGTTGTCTTATCTAATCTTTGCACTTGTCGTTTCGCCCATTTTGGGTAAAATAGAAATCGTCTTCCCTCAACACACCACTGGAGACTGGAAGAGAGTTCCCCATGAATATAACTATTGCCCTACCAGCGCAGACAAGAATTCACATGGGACTCAAACAGGAATCCCTGTTGAGTTGACAATGCCCAAAGGACTGACAACCCATCAAGTGGATGGATTTATGTGTCACTCAGCGTTGTGGATGACCACTTGTGACTTCAGATGGTATGGACCAAAATATATAACCCATTCCATACATAATGAGGAGCCTACAGATTATCAATGTTTGGAGGCCATCAAGGCATACAAAGATGGAGTCAGTTTCAACCCAGGTTTTCCTCCTCAGAGCTGTGGATATGGGACAGTTACAGATGCTGAGGCCCATATTGTGACAGTTACTCCCCACTCTGTCAAGGTGGATGAGTACACGGGAGAATGGATTGATCCACATTTCATCGGAGGAAGATGCAAAGGACAAATTTGTGAAACAGTCCATAATTCCACAAAATGGTTTACATCCTCCGATGGAGAAAGTGTCTGCAGTCAATTGTTCACCTTGGTTGGAGGAACTTTTTTCTCTGACTCAGAGGAGATTACTTCAATGGGGTTGCCAGAAACAGGAATCAGAAGTAATTACTTTCCCTATGTATCCACAGAGGGGATTTGCAAAATGCCATTTTGCAGAAAACCGGGGTATAAGCTTAAAAATGACCTCTGGTTTCAGATTACGGACCCAGATCTGGATAAAACAGTTAGAGATCTCCCTCATATTAAGGACTGTGATCTCTCTTCATCCATTGTCACACCGGGAGAACATGCTACAGATATATCTCTGATATCGGATGTCGAAAGGATCTTAGATTATGCTCTTTGTCAGAACACATGGAGTAAAATTGAGGCTGGAGAACCAATTACCCCAGTGGATCTCAGTTATCTTGGACCAAAAAACCCAGGAGCAGGGCCGGTCTTTACCATCATTAATGGTTCACTGCATTACTTTATGTCAAAGTATCTGCGAGTAGAATTAGAAAGTCCTGTCATACCCAGAATGGAAGGCAAAGTTGCAGGAACCAGAATTGTACGGCAATTGTGGGATCAATGGTTCCCTTTCGGAGAAGTCGAGATTGGACCCAATGGTGTGTTGAAAACCAAGCAAGGGTATAAGTTCCCACTACACATCATTGGAACTGGAGAAGTGGACAATGACATCAAAATGGAAAGGATTGTCAAACACTGGGAACACCCCCATATTGAGGCTGCTCAGACATTTTTAAAAAAAGATGACACAGAAGAAGTCCTTTATTATGGCGACACCGGAGTGTCGAAAAACCCAGTTGAATTAGTTGAAGGATGGTTTAGTGGATGGAGGAGTTCCATCATGGGAGTGCTGGCTGTGATTATAGGATTTGTGATTTTAATATTTTTAATTAGGCTGATTGGGGTCTTATCCAGCCTTTTCAGACAAAAACGCAGGCCAATCTACAAATCAGACGTGGAAATGGCTCATTTCCGTTAAGATATGAAAAAAACTAGAATGGAAGCAGAAATCCAACAGGAATCAAAATGGATTTTGATCTAATAGAAGATTCTGATAACTGGGGAGATGATGAGTCGGACTTTTTCCTGCGAGACATTCTATCTCAAGAAGATCAGATGTCTTACTTAAACACCGCAGATTATAATTTGAATTCCCCGCTCATTTCAGATGACATAGTTTATATAGTGAAAAGAATGAATCACGAAGATGTCCCCCCCATTTGGAGATCTAAAGAATGGGATTCTCCTCTTGATATGCTTAGAGGTTGTCAAGCTCAACCCATGTCTCATCAAGAGATGCACAATTGGTTTGGGACTTGGATTCAAAATATCCAGCATGATTCTGCTCAAGGGTTTACATTCTTAAAAGAAGTGGACAAAGAGTCAGAAATGACCTATGACTTGGTCTCAACTTTTCTGAAGGGGTGGGTTGGGAAAGATTACCCATTCAAGCCAAAGAACAAAGAAATTGATAGTATGGCATTAGTCGGTCCTCTTTGTCAAAAATTCCTTGATTTGCATAAAATCACTCTGATATTAAATGCAGTTTCTTTGGGGGAAACTAAGGAACTCCTCACCACTTTCAAGGGTAAGTACCGCATGAGTTGTGAAAACATTCCTATTGCTCGCTTAAGACTTCCAAGTCTGGGCCCTGTATTCATGTGCAAAGGTTGGACTTATATCCACAAAGAAAGAGTACTAATGGACCGAAATTTTCTTCTCATGTGTAAAGATGTAATAATAGGACGCATGCAGACATTTTTGTCTATGATCGGTCGATCAGATAACAAATTCAGTCCTGATCAAATCTACACTCTGGCAAATGTATACCGGATTGGGGATAAAATTCTAGAACAATGCGGAAATAGAGCTTATGATTTGATTAAAATGATTGAACCCATCTGCAATTTGAAAATGATGGAATTGGCTAGAGCGCATCGTCCCAAGATTCCAAAGTTCCCTCATTTTGAAGAGCATGTCAAAGGCTCAGTGCGAGAATTAACACAAAGGTCCAATAGAATACAAACATTGTATGATTTGATCATGTCGATGAAGGATGTTGACCTCGTCTTAGTGGTTTACGGATCATTCCGTCATTGGGGTCATCCATTCATTGATTATTTTGAGGGGTTGGAAAAATTGCACACTCAGGTGAATATGGAAAAGCATATTGACAAGGAGTACCCACAGCAATTAGCCAGTGATTTGGCCAGACTTGTGTTAAATAAACAATTTAGCGAGTCAAAAAAATGGTTCGTGGACCCTTCAAAAATGTCTCCCAAACACCCTTTTTATGAACATGTCATTAATAAGACATGGCCCACAGCAGCCAAAATTCAAGACTTTGGTGACAATTGGCACAAGCTTCCATTAATTCAATGTTTTGAAATACCTGATTTAATAGACCCATCGGTGATTTATTCAGACAAAAGTCATTCCATGAACAAAAAGGAGGTAATACAGCATGTTCGGTCAAAGCCGAATGTTCCAATCCCAAGCAGGAAAGTTCTGCAAACAATGCTTACCAATAGGGCAACAAACTGGAAAGCCTTTCTGAAAGATATCGACGAAAATGGAATGGATGATGACGATTTGATAATTGGATTAAAGGGAAAAGAAAGAGAATTGAAAATAGCTGGGAGATTCTTCTCATTGATGTCATGGAGATTAAGGGAATATTTTGTGATCACGGAGTACTTAATCAAAACATACTACGTTCCCTTGTTTAAGGGGTTAACTATGGCAGATGACCTCACATCGGTGATTAAGAAGATGATGGACAGTTCATCAGGTCAAGGGCTCGATGATTATTCATCAGTTTGTTTGGCTAACCATATTGACTACGAGAAGTGGAATAACCATCAAAGAAAGGAATCTAATGGTCCCATCTTCAGAGTCATGGGACAGTTTCTGGGTTATCCATCACTCATAGAGAGAACTCATGAATTTTTTGAGAAAAGCTTAATTTATTACAATGGGCGTCCTGATCTAATGACCGTTCGAAATGGCACATTGTGTAATTCCACTAAGCACCGGGTTTGTTGGAATGGGCAAAAAGGAGGTTTGGAAGGACTAAGACAAAAGGGATGGAGTATTGTGAATCTCTTGGTTATTCAAAGGGAAGCCAAAATTCGAAACACAGCAGTGAAGGTCTTAGCACAGGGAGATAATCAGGTTATATGCACTCAATACAAGACAAAGAAAACCAGATCAGAATTGGAATTAAGAGCAGTCTTACATCAGATGGCAGGAAACAATAATAAAATCATGGAAGAAATTAAGAGAGGGACAGAGAAGTTGGGCCTAATCATAAATGATGATGAGACTATGCAATCAGCAGACTATTTAAATTACGGGAAAATTCCAATTTTCCGGGGAGTCATAAGAGGACTAGAAACAAAGAGATGGTCACGGGTAACATGTGTCACTAATGATCAGATCCCGACATGTGCCAATTTGATGTCCTCAGTCTCCACCAATGCTTTGACTGTTGCTCATTTTGCTGAAAATCCCATAAATGCAATGATTCAATACAATTATTTTGGAACCTTTGCACGATTACTGCTCTTTATGCATGATCCTGCAATACGGCAATCCTTGTACAATGTCCAAGAAAAAATACCTGGTTTGCACACCAGAACATTCAAGTACGCCATGTTATATCTAGATCCTTCAATCGGAGGAGTATGTGGTATGGCATTATCTCGGTTTTTAATCAGAGCATTTCCTGATCCGGTGACAGAGAGTCTCTCATTCTGGAAGTTTATCTATGAACATGCGTCTGAGCCTCATCTTAAAAAGATGGCAGTGATGTTTGGAGACCCCCCAATTGCCAAATTCAGAATTGAACACATCAACAAATTGTTAGAAGACCCTACCTCTCTAAACATCTCAATGGGTATGAGTCCAGCAAATTTATTGAAGAGTGAAGTCAAAAAATGTTTAATAGAATCAAGATCATCTATCAAAAATGAAATCATAAAAGATGCTACTATCTATATGCATCAAGAGGAAGAGAAGCTGAGAGGATTTTTATGGTCTATCAAACCATTATTCCCTCGTTTCCTGAGCGAGTTCAAAGCTGGAACTTTTTTGGGAGTATCTGAGGGCTTGATAAATTTATTCCAAAATTCACGCACTATAAGAAACTCATTCAAAAAGAGATATCACAAGGATCTTGATGAATTAATAATCAAGAGTGAAATATCTTCATTAAGTCATCTCGGATCCATGCATTATCGATTAGGGGATAATCAGATATGGTCCTGTTCTGCATCTAGAGCAGATGTGTTAAGATACAAATCTTGGACCAGGAAGGTTGTAGGAACTACAGTGCCTCATCCTTTGGAAATGCATGGACCACCTTCAAAGAAGGAAAAACCCTGCCATCTGTGTAATTCGTCTGGTCTTACATATATTTCTGTGCATTGTCCAAAAGGAATTACTGATGTATTTAATCGAAGAGGACCTTTGCCGGCTTACTTGGGATCCAACACATCTGAGTCTACCTCTATTCTACAGCCGTGGGAAAAAGAGAGTAAAATACCAATAATCAAAAGAGCAACTAGATTGAGGGACGCCATCTCTTGGTTTATCCCACCCGAGTCTCCTCTGTCTACATGCATCTTGAATAATATTCGGGCTCTAACGGGAGAAGATTGGAGCTCTAAACAGCATGGCTTTAAACGAACAGGATCAGCATTACATAGATTTTCCACCTCCCGTATGAGCAATGGAGGATTTGCCTCACAGAGTCCGGCCACTTTAACTCGCATGATTGCCACTACAGATACAATGAGAGACTTTGGTACGAAGAATTATGATTTCATGTTCCAAGCATCTTTGCTATATGGGCAAATGACAACAAGTATTTCAAGATACGGAAATCCAGGGTCTTGCACAGACCATTACCATATCAGATGTAAGGGGTGCATTAGAGAGATTGAAGAAGTAGAATTGAATACTAGTCTAGAATACAAGACACCCGATGTCTATCACATACTGGAAAAATGGAGGAACAATACTGGATCGTGGGGTCATCAAATCAAACAATTGAAGCCCGCTGAGGGCAACTGGGAATCATTGTCTCCTGTAGAGCAATCATATCAAGTTGCAAGATGTATTGGATTTCTTTATGGTGAACTGACACACAAGAAATCAAGACAGGCTGATGATAGTTCTCTATTTCCTTTAAGCATTCAACTAAAGGTAAGAGGGAGAGGTTTCTTGCGAGGTCTCCTAGACGGTTTAATGAGATCCAGTTGCTGTCAGGTAATTCATAGACGAAGTGTTTCTACCTTAAAGAGACCTGCAAATGCAGTCTATGGTGGTCTCATATACCTCATCGATAAATTGAGTGCATCAAGTCCCTTCTTATCACTTGTAAGAACCGGACCCATTCGACAAGAATTAGAACAGGTGCCACACAAGATGTCTACATCTTATCCTACGAACATTAGAGATTTGGGTTCCATTGTGAGAAATTATTTTAAATATCAGTGTCGACCTGTGGAGAGAGGACACTATAAGACTTATTATAATCAAATATGGTTATTTTCAGATGTTTTGTCCACTGAATTTATAGGGCCAATGGCTATATCTAGCTCTCTTCTTAAACTCCTTTACCGACCTTCCCTGACAAAGAAGGATAGAGAGGAATTGAGGGAGTTAGCAGCACTATCGTCCAATTTACGAAGTGGAGAAGATTGGGATGATTTACATATCAAATTTTTCTCAAATGATCTCCTCTTTTGTTCACAGGAGATAAGGCATGCTTGCAAATTTGGAATTAAAAAGGACAATGAAGATATCACTTTTTACCCAAATTGGGGAACAGAGTATATTGGGAATGTCATTGATATTCCTGTGTTTTACCGAGCTCAAAATGTGCAAAAAGATATTAAAGTACCTCCTCGGATCCAGAATCCTTTGATGTCAGGACTCAGACTTGGACAACTGCCAACTGGGGCTCATTATAAGATGAGAACCATTGTATCCCGTCTTAAAATTTCATATCATGATTTTCTGGCTTGTGGAGATGGGTCTGGAGGAATGACTGCAGCCCTACTCCGACATAATCGGACATCTAGAGGGATATTTAACAGTTTGTTGGATTTGTCAGACACAATGCTAAGAGGATCTTCCCCAGAACCTCCCAGTGCACTTGAGACCTTGGGGGGAGAGAGAGTCCGATGTGTGAATGGAGACAGTTGCTGGGAACATCCTTCTGATCTAAGTGATGAGAACACATGGAAGTATTTTCTCCATTTGAAAAAGGGATGTGGAATGAGTATCAATCTTATCACTATGGACATGGAAGTCCAAGATCCTGCTATATCTTATAGAATCGAATCATTGGTCAGACAGTATGTTCCGGTTCTATTGGAATCTGATGGTTGCCTTATTTATAAAACATATGGAACATATATTGCCACACAAAAAGATAATTCCCTGACTCTTGTGGGATCACTTTTCCACTCTGTTCAACTTGTCCAAACGGATTTAAGCTCTAGTAATACATCTGAATTGTATTTAGTGTGCAAGAGATTGAAAGATTATGTTGACACGCCTTTTGTTGATTGGATAGAATTATATGATCATTGGGAAAAACAGTATGCTTTCAAAAGCTTCAAAGATGAATTTAACAGAGCCCGTTCACTTACACCAGAGACAACTCTGATAGGAATACCGCCTCAATTTATACCAGATCCTGGAGTCAATCTGGAAACCCTGTTTCAAATAGCAGGAGTTCCAACCGGAGTTGCGCATGGAATCACACATCACATATTGCAGTCTAAGGATAAATTGATATCAAATGCCATTGGAAGCATGTGTGTTATTTCTCATTTTATCATTAACACAATACGGACTACAGATAGCATGCCTGGACCCCCATCAGATGGGGATGTCAACAAAATGTGTTCAGCATTGATTGGGACATGTTTCTGGTTGAGCTGGATGGAATCAGATCTTAATTTATATAAAACTTGTCTAAGATCAATAATGAAGTCGATGCCTGTGAGATGGTTCAGAGTATTGAAAAATGAGAAATGGTTGCAAAAATGGGATTGCAAAGGAGATGCAGTCCCGAAAGATTCCAGACTCGGAGACAGCCTTGCTAATATCGGCAATTGGATAAGAGCTTGGGAATTAATTAGGGATGGGAATAAGTCTGAGCCTTTTGATTCAATGGTAGCAGAAACGTTGACAAAATCTGTGGATAAATCACTTAGCTGGAGGAAAATCTCAAAGTCAACCGGAATTCCAAGACTTTTAAACAGTGATGTCGATTTAGTGGATCAATCTATATTGAACGTTCAGATCGACATTGTAGAAAATCAAGCCTGGCAAAATTGAATTAACATTTCTATCATTCTTGAAAGATGAAATTACCAAAATGATATGAAAAAAACTATATCAAAAACCACCGTCAAGAGTCTGATAATTAAGAATGGTTTCAAAGTAATCGACCTTCTTTTGGCCTTTTGTCATAGAATTGGTTTTTTTGTCTTCGT